GCTTTGATCTGGGATCAGGTAGTAACTTTAGAACTACGGCAGGGACTTGGCAGACAGGAAACTACGTAGGAGCAACAGGTTCCGCATCACTAGTCGCAAACGCAGGAGCAACACTAGCGATCTCTGAAGTACAGTTCGAGCTTGGCCCTGTGTGTACAGCTTATGAACGGAAACTGTCTAGTCAAAGTTTGGCTGAATGCCTAAAATACTTATGGGTAGCAGGAAGTATTGCGGGAACAAGTGCTAGATTTAATGTTGGAACAGTTGGATTTTCAAGTACAACACAAGGGTTTCTTATCCATCAATTTCCTGTCCCTATGCGTGTAATGCCTACAGTATCTTACGTAAATCCAACACTTTATAGAATTTTAGGTGATTCTTTTCAAGGAACTTTTTGTTCATTAAGTACGCCAGATGCCAATAATCTTTCTTCAAGTCACACAGTTACTATAACTGGTGCTGTAGCCAATGCTGGAGGTATAGTTCAATCGCAAGACGCAACTTATCCGCAAATTATATATTCTGCACAATTATAAAAGAAAATTATGACAATACCGTATATCTTTGCAACGCAGTCGGGCAACGTACCAGCCAGTGAGCTAGACGCTAACTTTACCGCAGTTAATGCGGGTAGCTCTGCCACGACATTTATGGTACAAGCGCTGACTGCTGCAGGAGTTATCGCAGCGCCATCCTTTATTGGGGCACTTACAGGTAATGCCACTACTGCGACGAATGTAGCCTACACTGGTTTGACTGGGACAGTGCCAACATGGAATCAAAACACTACTGGAACTGCTGCTTTGGCAACAAGTATTGCTTCTGGGCTAGCGAACCAAGTAGTATATCAAATAGCACCAGGAACCACAGGTTTTATTACGGCCCCAACAGTAGTAGGAGGTCTGTTGCAGTGGAACGGTAGTAGCTTTGTTTGGGCTGCAGGCGCTGCGTATACCCCTAGCGCAGTAGCAATCACTGGTGGATCAATTACTGGAACTACAATTACAGCAGCAGATAGCGCCTTTACTCTTCTTAACGCTACCGATAATACTAAGAAAGTTATATTTAGTGCTTCTGGCGTAGCTACTGGTACTACATCTACAATTACTATTCCCGGAGTATCTGGAACACTAGCGATTCTTAACGCAGTGCAAACATTTACTGCCACTCAAAATATTAATGCAGCGCTCAATACCACAGGAACTACTGCTTTAGCTACGGGAACAGGAGGCGTGACAACAATTGGTTCTAGCGCAATAGCATCTACAACAACTATAGGCGGTAGTGCTGCCGGATCTACGCTTAGTTTAAATGCGACTACAACAGCAACAGGTAACATTACTGCGCCCGTATTTGTATCAAATATAGCTACAGGTACCGCGCCCCTTGTAGTTACTTCAACGACCGCCGTGGCTAACTTATCCATTGGTGGTACTGCTGCGTTGGCGACAAGTAATTCGGGAGGATTAGCTAATCAGATCCAGTACCAAACAGCGCCGAATACTACGGGATTTATTACCGCGCCGACAGTTACTTCCACCTATCTAGTATGGAATGGGTCAACATTTGTTTGGACGTTAAGTAGCGCGTATAACCCGGCATCGGTAGCAATTACTGGCGGCACAATTGATGGAACAGCGATAGGTAGCACAACCGCATCAACCGCTAAGTTCACTACGCCCGCTACGGGGGATAACAGCACAAACGCGGCTACTACTGCCTTTGTAAATAGTACGGTAGCTAACTTATCTGGTAAAAACGTACTAATCAACGGTGACATGAGCATTAGCCAGATTAACGGAGGTACTGCGGTTACTCCTGCGGCGTCAGGGTATGCCATAGATATGTGGAATTTAAATGTATCGCAGCCAAGCAAATTAACATTTCAGCAAGTGTTGACAAGTTTAAATTCGCTTGGCGCACCTGTCGCATTAAAATTTACTACAGCATCAGCATATACTTCTGGGCCTACAGATGCTTTTGAAACACATCAACTTATTGAAGGAAGTAACTTTGATAGATTTTTTTATGGCAGTGCCAATGCTAAAGTAGCCTCATTGCAGTTTAAAGCTAATGCGTCTATTTCAGGGACATATTCAGGCGCGATACTTAATGCAGCAGGAACAAGGTCTTATGTCTTTACCTTTGCTCTTGCTGCTGGTGTAGATACCCCGGTTTTTATTACCGGAATCCCCGGTGATGGGGTTGCTGGCGCAGGTCAATGGATAGGACCATCGCCGCAAAAAGCAGCAGAATTGACTTTTGACTTAGGCTCTGGAAGTAGTTTTAGGTCTTCCACTATTAATGCTTGGCAGGCTGGAATTTATGTTGGCGCAACTGGCGCGACATCCCTAGTAGCAAACGCAGGCGCAACACTAGCAATCTCCGAAGTACAGTTCGAGCTTGGCCCCGTATGTACAGCTTATGAACGGAAACTGTCTAGTCAGAGTTTGGCGGAATGCCAGAAGTATTTGCAATTTGAAAGCTATGCAACTAACACAATTATATCTGTCGCTCAAGTTGCTACATCCAGCAGTGCATACGGCGCATATAAAATATCCGTACCAATGAGGGTAAACCCAACAGCTACAGTTTCAGGTACTTTACAAATGAATAACGCTGCTGGAGCTACCGCAGGTGGGTCAATAGCAATGTATGCAATCGGGCCTAATACATTGCAAATTAATGGAAGTGGTGCAACAGGTTTAGTTGCCGGTAATGCGGCGATGATAGAAACGTATTCTGCCGTAACCATAACTTTTGACGCACGACTTTAAGAGAAAATTATGACAACTTACACTTTAACTTCAGGCAGCACCATTCTCCGCTCAGACGGCGCAAACATTCCTAACGATCCTGCTAACCGTGATTATGCGGAGTATCTGGAATGGGTAGCAGCGGGTAATACTCCTACGCCTTATGTACCGCCATTACCGCAACCATTAACTGCTACTCCGTTTCAGTTCCGCGCAGGATTGACTGCTGCTGGTCTTCGCGCACAAGTAGAATCGGCGGTATCAGCAAGTGGTGATCAGTCTTTAAAAGATGCGTATGAGTACGCGGCATACTTTTCTGAAGCAGATCCGTTTATCACAAAAATGGCAGCGTCACTTAATTTATCGTCAGATCAAGTTCACGCTATGTTTGTATCAATGCAATCACTTTCAGCTTAGGAAAATATTATGCTAATTGCTTTTATTTTATTTTTAGTTGTTGGCGCTGTTGTCGGTGGCTGGCTACATGCCTTTGCTGTGGGCTTCGATATGTTTATCCAGGATTTAATCTGGGACGCTCCTATAGGCATTACAATCAGCAGCAGGGCGGGGTTAGCAGCGCGCAATGGAAAACATACAGGCGCTAAGATAGTCAATTTTATTATGGCTAACCCAAAACACTGTCAAGATGCTATAGTCGCAGATATAAAACGCGCCCAACAAGCGCTAGCTTTACTAACCGCAGAGAGTCCAAAATGAAATCAGGAAATCCAGACAAAACGCAGCCGATCATGAACTGCTCGAAGTCCCCAAAAGCACCCAAGCAACCGACCAGCGCTGAAATGAAAGCTGTAGGCCGTAATATGGCTAAGGCAAACGCACAAAAACGTAGCTAAGGAAAATAATGAAAACCGAAAAAATCAGCACCGCCACTGTCGGTAAAAAAGATAAGATGGCCCTGCAGCGCCCAGACTGGACGCCCCTAAACGGTAACATTACTATTGGTGATCTGAATCAGACCAAAGAAGACGGTATTGAAATTCGTGGATGCAAGAACACGTCCAAGGGTAAAAAAGCTAGAGGGCCAATGGCGTGAATTATTTTCAGATTTGTACCGCAATTTCTGACTATACGCAGAACACATTTACGAGTGTGGAACTAAACACGTTTCTGCAACAGGCTGAGGAAAGAATTTTTAACACAATTCAGTTTCCTTCTATTCGTAAAAACGTGTATGCACCGCTGACAGCGACGAATCCATACTTAACCTGCCCCGCTGATTTTATTTCGGTGTACTCTTTGGCAGTTATTGATAGTACCGGAAGTTATAACTACCTGCTGAACAAAGACGTGAACTTCATTCGTGAAGCGTACCCAAACCCAACGACATCTATCGGGCTACCAGTACACTATGCTATCTTTGGCCCACAGTATAATAACCCGAATGGTCTTTCGCTTTTGATGGGCCCCACGCCAGATATGGCCTACTCCGCAGAAATGCACTACTTCTTCTATCCCCCCTCCATCGTACCGGGCGAGATAGTGTCGTTTTCTAGTAATACGATAGGCTCTGGATATACCACCGGAACGTTCTACAACGCTACTTTGTCTGGTGGTTCAGGTTCAGGCGCTACCGCTACCGTCGTTGTGACAAGTGGTGTTGTAAGTAGTATTACCGTACAGACACCAGGGTTTAGCTATGTCTTCGGGGATGTATTAACCTATGTTGATCCTAATGGTGTTGGCGCAGGTGCTACAGTAACCGTAGGGGTTGTTAGCTCTTCAGGGCAGTCTTGGCTCGGAGATTTCTACGACGCGGTGCTTTTGTATGGCGCGCTAGTGGAAGCTTACACATTCATGAAGGGCGAAGCAGACATCATTCAACTATACGAAGCCAAGTACAAAGAAGCCCTTGGTCAAGCTAAACGCGCCGGTGATGCGCTCGAACGGCAGGATAGTTATAGAAGCGGTCAAGTCCGTCAGAAAGTTACCTAATGATACAACAAGGCCAAACAACCAGCTTTAAGACAGCGCTGTATCAGAACTACTTCATTAACGGGGGGTACACGTTCTATATAGCGCTCTATACTGCTAATGCAATTCAGCTAAACAATACACTGACTGCGTATTCGCCCTCAAATGAAGTGACGGGTGTTGGTTATACGGCGGGGGGCATTCCTTTGACGGTACAAGCTGTTAGTTTCGATGCCATTACGGGGACGGCATTTGTTACGTTTAACAACCCGGTATGGGCCTCTGCTGCCTTTACTACACGAGCGGCACTGATATATAATCAGACCCTAGGAAATGCCGCAATTGCTGTGTTAGATTTTGGCTCCAATGTTATTGCAAGCAATACCTTTACGATCGTAATGCCAAGCGCTACAGCAAGTACTGCGTTGATAAGAAGTACTTAAAAGGGAGTACGCTATGACTTGGGGGCCTATAAATAATTCGCAGGGTACAAGCGTAATGTTGCCTATACCTAATGCGCAGGGGGGTAGCACAATAGCATGGACTGTCCTAATAGACAATGTAGGTCAGATAGTCTTTACAAATACTGCCGGATTCCCTTTATCTTGGGTAGGAACAGGAGTAAATTGGGCACCTATTAACAATACACAGTAGCAACGCTAGGATAAAAAATGAGTATTACAAACACCACCTTATTGGGCCTCGCCCTTCCCGTTACAGGCACTGAAGCAGGAACTTGGGGAACTGACGTTAATATTGGCGTTACTACTTTTATTGAAGCCGCGCTCGCAGGAACAAATAGTATTACGGTCACTACCGCAGATACAACGCTTTCTGTTACCCCGTATCCAGCAGCCCTTTCCACAAGTTCCTCTAACTACGCTACGATAATTTGTTCTGGCGCGATGACTGCTGCGCGCAACTTATTTGTCCCAAATTTGAGTAAGACATATGAAGTAATAAATAACTGTACAGGTGGTTTTTTACTTAGTGTTAGGGGCAGTACCGGCCCTACCACAGGTGTTACATTGGAGAACGGGGAACGAGCTATCTTAGCGTGGAACGGATCTGATATTGTTAAGCTGTCTAACTTTGCAGGAACACTTAGTGCCACTACGGTTAGCGCAAGTACTCAATTTACTGGGCCGGGTACTGGATTAACAGGCACCGCCACTAGTCTCACCGCCGGTAATTCTAACGCGCTAAATACGGGAATAAATTATCAGGCCAATTCTTTTACTACTTTCGGCCTAACGTCTCTTGGATCATATAACGCTGTTTCTGGATCAGGATCTAGTTACTATAACGCCGGTTTCAGAAACGATGCAAATAGCTTTTATCTATTATTTTCTAGCGTACAAACAAGTGCGACTAATGCGGCGGCAGCGTCGTTTAATTCATTACGCCCATTTTCAGTAGCGCTTAATACAGGTACCGTTTCTTTAGATTCTACTGGGGCGGGTATTAATTGCGGAGGTAGCGTAAGTGTAACAGGTACGTTAAGTGCAAACCTAGTAACGCAAACATCAGACGAAAAGCGTAAGAAAAACTGGGAAGAGCCGGATAGTGCCAAGCTAGTATGTGAACTTTCGAGCATTGAAAAATGGGGTAGCTTTGACTGGACTGACGGAGGTAACTCACTAGGTATTGGTGCGCAGTCTTTACAGAAAATTGAAGGCCTCGACGCTGCAGTACATAAATCAGTATATGGTGCGCTGGCAGTAAATTACGGAGGTGCCGCGATGGTTGCCACAGTAGCACTGGCCAAAGAAGTAGAAATCCTAAAGGCGCTAGTAGCGGGGTTACGAGGATTACAATGACAATTAATACTTTTCCCCCTATAAGTCTATCTAATGGTATAGCGGGGCAGTCAATTCTTTTAGAGTTACAAGTCGCTAATCCGGGAAGAACATTACCTATCTCTATGGCAGATGCCGATGTTAAAGCACTTGCAGGGGTTAGTTCAAATGCGTATTCTATGAGCGCATTTTACGGAGCATCATCTTTTACTTCGGCACTACGAATTTATACATCTGGAGGAAGCGGTACTGAAACAGCGCCTAATGGTGCGCGTACAGTGGTAATTGAAGCATGGGGTTCAGGTGGGTATGGGGGAGATGGCGGTAGCACGAATGGTTCAGGTGCGGGTGGGGGAGGCGCAGGAGGGTATGTTAAGTCGCAGTACTCAATTACTGGTGGGCAAACTTTAAACTACGTAGTTGGGGTATATGGCACTAATAGCACTGTAAGTAGTGGAACTGCTGGTATTACAGCAATAACAGCTAGTGCTGGAGGCGGTGGATCTTATCCCCATTTCGGTGGCGTAGGGGGTGCTGCTTCGGGCGGTACGCTAATAAATACTACGGGGAATTATGGGCAGGGCGGTTCCGGGTCAGGTGGTGGCTCAGGTGGTTTAGGCATCCCCGGTTCGGTTAACGGTGACGGTTCGCCCTACGGTCAAGGAGGTATGGGAGGTCGTTCTCCTGAGGGAGCGGGTACCGCAGGACAAAATGGCGCTGTTGTATTTTATTACACATAGGGGAATATTATGGACTGGATTGCAACACTAGAAAAGTTAGCTCCAACAATCGCTTCGTGCTTGGGGACACCTGTAGCGGGGATGGCTGTATCTGCGCTAGAAGCAGCGCTGGGAGTTACTGGGCAAGATGTAGTACAGCAAACGATTGAAGCGGGGCAGATGACAGGCGACCAAGTAGCTGCCGTTCAGAAAGCTGAGATTAACCTTAAAGCCAAAGCACAGGAAATGAATCTTGACTTTGAAAAGCTGGCAGTTGAGGATCGCTCTTCTGCGCGCAGTATGCAAGTCGTTACTAAGTCGGTAATTGTTCCGGTCATGGCTAGCTTAGTTACCTTTGGATTTTTTGGGCTGATGATTATGCTGGCATTTGTTCCTATTCCTGATAGCACTCGGGCTATTTTCTACTCACTGACTGGTTCCCTTGGCGCGGCATGGCTGTCCATTATTAACTTCTACTTCGGCACATCAAATAGCTCTCAAGCAAAAGATGCAACCATTCACGTCATGGCTTCTAAATGAATCAAGAACAATTCCTTAAAATCGGTATCTCAATGGAATGGTGGTTGCCTTTAAAAGATGTATTTGATCGGTTTGACTTAAATACACCGAATCGCCAAGCAGCTTTTATTGGTCAGTGCTTTTACGAATCCGCAGGCTTTACTGAAATAGAAGAAAACCTGAACTACAGTACTGAAGCGTTGATGAAAACATGGCCCTCTAGGTTTCCTACAATAGCCTTTGCAAAGTTATACGCCAATGCTCCAGCAGCTATTGCAAATCTTGTTTACGCAAATCGTATGGGCAATGGGGATAAAGCTTCTGGCGACGGCTGGAAGTATCGTGGTCGCGGGCTGATTCAGATTACAGGACGTGACAACTACAAAGTAATCAATGATAGCCTTAAAAATGACTGCGTAAATAACCCAGATCAACTTACTGAAATAGGTAATGCTGCGCTAGCTTCTGGGCAGTTTTGGGTTAATCATGGTCTTAACGAACTTGCCGATGAAAAAGATTGGGATCAAATAACACAGCGTATTAACGGTGGTCTTTTAGGGGTTCAAGTACGGCGCGCCAAGATCAATGAGCTATTAAAAGTACTGTCTTAGGAGTTTAAATGCTAGTCAAGCTACAGTCCCAACCGGGTATCGTCAAAGAAGTTACGTCCTTAGCAAGTAAAGGGTACTGGGACGCTTGTAATAATGTACGCTTTGTCTTTGGGTACCCTCAGAAAATAGGGGGCTGGACGTTAGATACAGGAACGATTACCCCAGCGCTGAAACCTACGCAAGGGCAAACACGCCCAGCTACTTTTTGGGGGCTTGTACGTTCTTTGTATAACTGGCAGACGTTAAATGGAAACAACTTATTGGGTATCGGAACAAGCTTAAAGTACTACATTCAAAATGGTAACGGCGGTAGCATTTATGATATTACACCGATTCGTTTAACTACAGCGGCGGGTAGTGTTGCATTCTCAGCAGTTGTGGGAAATAGCTTTTTAACGGTGACTGTTGCGGCAGATGGGGCAGTTCCATCTGCCTTTGTTACTTTTAGTGGGGCAGTTAGTCTTGGAGGAAATGTAACGGCAGCAGTACTTAACCGCGAGTATGAAATATTGACTGTTCTCGATGCTAGCACATTTACGATACCCCTTCCTTCGGGCGTTACTATTCTTTCCAGTGATACAGGCACGGGCGGCACCGCTACAGTGGGAGCTTTTCAACCTAACCCGGCTTCAGCTATTTACGTACCAACGATCGGATTCGGTGCTGGTGGCTGGGGAGGTACAACAATCGGTTATGCTGCTACTACAGGTTGGGGGCAGTCAACTTCTGCGGCACCAATGGCTTCTAGCATACAGTTATGGAGTCAGTCTAGCTACGGACAGAACTTAATTTTTAATTCGCGGGGTGGGCCGATCTACTATTGGGTAGTAGCCTCAAATACAGTTACGTACAATTTGGGACAACAAATTGGGCCTGCAAATACTAATACACAAGACGGCGTTGCCTACTGGCAAACAGACTCCGGTGTGGCAGCGTGCCCTACGGTAGCTAACTTTGTTTTAGTGTCGGATCAGTCTCGTTTTGTTATGGCCTTTGGTACAGACAACAATGGAAATGGCGTACAAGACCCCCTATTAGTATCTTGGTCAGATCAAGAGAATATTACTTCTTGGTATCCTTCACCGACAAATCAAGCAGGTAACTACCGCATTAGTACCGGCTCACAAATCATTTGCGCTAAACAAATCCAACAGCAAATTCTAGTTTGGACAGATACAGCGCTATACGCAATGCAGTACTTAGGGCCTCCGTATGTTTGGGGTTTTCAACAGATGGGTTTGAACTTAACCATTGCCGGGCCTAATGCAGCGGTGTTTGCAAATAACGTCATGTACTGGATGGGTATTGATAAGTTCTATATGTTTAACGGAACGGTTAACCCCCTCCCATGTGCTATTCGTAAGTACATTTTCAATAACATCAATCTACTACAAGCGCCACAGTTTTTCGGTGGGTTAAACGCAGCATATAACGAGATCTGGTGGTACTACGCTTCTGCTAAGTCAACGTCAATCGACAGCTACGTTATCTACAACTATGTTGATAGTACCTGGGCCTACGGCTCTATGGCGCGCACTGCATGGCTCTACGCTTCGCTTCGTAATTCACCTATTGCTACCGGGTATGCTACGGATGGGACTAATGGCAATCTGGTATACCATGAGTCGGGCGTTGATGATGGTATGACTTCCCCGGCATCACCCATTACTTCTTTTGTACAGTCTTCTGATATTGATATCGGTGAGGGAGATCGGTATGGCTTTGTTTGGCGCATGATCCCCGACATTACTTTTAACAACTCTACAGCAATAGCGCCTAGTGTAGGAATGACACTTTGGCCTAGACAAAATCCGGGAACCGCGTACAATCCTAATATAATAGAGCCTATTGTTAGTAGCACGCAAAGCTATGTTAATTCAACGTACTACGAAGTTCAACAATTTACCCAGCAGATCAATGTACGGGTTAGAGGAAGACAGATGGCGTATCGTTTGGATTGTAATACTTTGGGCACATCTTGGCAGCTCGGTATTATGCGCATGGATGTACGCTCTGACGGTAGGAGAGCTTAATGGCCCAGTTAAACGGTGTCCCTCCAGTTCTTCCCGTAGCGCCTGTAGAGTACACGCAGGCGTATATGACCCAGCTAATTAACGTGTTTCGTACCTATCTAAGTCAGAACTCGGGCAACATGAGTAATATTAATGCTGAAGCTACAACAGCACAAACTTTAGCTTGGATGAATGCAAATGGCTAGTTATCAAAATATTGTACCAAAGCAGTTGGCTCAAGCAGCGCTAACTACCGCCGCAGTCGTTTTATATACAGTCCCCGTTGTTACAGCTAATAGCGCGGTGGGGACGACGAGCAATGTAACACAGACTACACGTACCTATTTAAAAGATATTAACATCTGCAATACCACAGCAGGCGCACTAACTGCTTTTGTTTTTATTGTTCCTAATAGCGGTTTAGCGGCACCAGCAAATGCGCTAATGTACGGCTTCGCCATACCCCCTAATAGTATCTATCGGTGGACGGGCTCTCAGATTTTACCAGAGTCCTTGACTGCTACATCAAAAACAACACTTCAGGCTTACGGCTCTGCAGTCGGTTTAACCCTCACCGCCAGTGGCGGAGAAGCATCTTAATCTAAGCGAGTTATTATGATCCCACAAATTAACCCACAGTACGCTGCACAAGTCACGGCTAGTCAAGGACGGGGGGATGATACTGAACTCGTACATATGTCGAAGACGGAGATTGCCTCACTCCAAGCGCTCGCACAAAAGCATGGTATCGCTTCATTGACACGCAACCCCTCGACGGGCCTTGTTGAAGCGGGGTGGTTGAGTTCTATTCTTCCTGCTGTTGCAGGTATTGGCTTGGCCACATTCGCGCCGGGGCTAGGACTAGGGGCGATAGGCGACTTTTTAGGAACTGGGCTTGGTGCAGGTGTTGCTGTTGGCGGTATTGATGCACTGGCTACCAGCTCTTTAAAGCAAGGTTTGATGGCGGGCCTTGGCGCATACGGTGGGGCTTCTATGGCAGGAACAGGCGCTACCTCAATCTTTGGTAGTGGTACAAGCGGGGTTTCTGCAGGGGCAAATGCCAGCGCCATAGATAGTGCTACCGCAGGCGCACAGGGGGAAGCAGGCGCAGCTAATTTAGCAGGGTCAACTCCCGGTGCAAGCAGCGCTGCAAACATGTTCCCTTCTCCTACAGCTCCCGTTGGCGGTGTATCTTTCCCCGGCGCTGGAAGTACTGCGATTAATACTGGCGTTGATGCCCAGTTGCCTGTTACACAGTCGGCCTACGCAGGTAGTGGTATCCCTGCACAAACAAGTGGTTCTATGGGGGGTATCGGGGTTCCGGCACAACAAACAATGGCGCAGCAGCTTGCATCAAATGCAGGATCTAGTGGCCCATTCTCCACGCCCGGATACAATCAGATGTTCAATACTGCGGCTATCGCAGCACCTGCCCTAGGACAAACCCCCTCGGCAGCACCACCCACTGCGATACAAAATTTACAAAATACCGTACGTCCATATACCTTTAGTCAAACACCTAATCAAGCACCGGGGGCAGCAGGTAGTGCGTCAACACCTTACTTTAACCAACAGTTTAAGGCACTCCCTACCTTCGTCGCAGGCACTGACGTTTCTACCCTTCCTACATCCAATCTTGCCGGTGGCGGGTTAGCGCATGGTATGGCTAAAGGGGAATCTTTACGGGGTACTTTGGGTGCGCTGCACGGCGTCGAGAAGTTGACTAATTACGCTAAAGGTGGTATCTCTAATCTGGGAAGTTACTCAGACGGCGGGCAGTTACTTCGAGGGCCGGGCGACGGTGTTTCAGATTCAATTCCCGCGCAGATCGGGCAACATCAACCCGCAAGATTAGCCGAAGGAGAGTTCGTTATACCCGCTAGGATTGTTTCAGAATTAGGTAACGGCTCTACTAATGCAGGCGCACAAAAACTCTATCAAATGCTCAATAGAATTCAGGATGGTCGTAGCAAAACAATGGGTGGTAAAACATCCTACGCTAACGACACCAAAGCAGATAAACATTTACCGGGATAATCATGCCGCTATACCAAATAACACCTATAGAAATGCCCCTAGTGTGGCCAACAGTTGCACCAATGCTGCAAAGGGCAATTGATCTTGACGCAGGAAACATGACTTCCGCGCAGGTTGAGTATGCACTTCGTACAGGTAAGCTTTTTTTACTGGTCTGGGACGAACCGGGCGAAGGTATTACCGGCGCTGTTACCATTGAGATTATTGATTACCCCCGTGCGCGTGTGGCGCATGTAGACTTAATGGGCGGTAAAAGTATCGTACGGAAGCACGTATTTGACGAAGCTAAGAAATGGATGCGCTTGCAAGGGGCAACAACCGCTCAATGCTGGGCCAAGGGAACGCTCGTTCAGATGTATGAAAAAATGGGCATGGAAAACACACACCAAGTAATGAGGGTCACATTATGAGCGGCGGCGGAAGCGGGGGTAGCAGTACTCCAACAAGTACACAGACAACAACAGGTGTTGAATCTCCCTACGCCGCGCAGTACGCGCAGCAACTTTTAGGGCAGGCATCCGCATTAACTTCAGCGCCATATCAGCCATACACAGCGGGCCAGACGGCACCTAACGGGCAGGTCGCGGGGTTTTCTAATTTACAAAATCAGTCCTTTAATTCTGCGGCTAATATGGGAACGGCAGGGCAGTTAGGTACTGGCACACAAATGGCAACGCAAGCTGGGCAACAAGGGTTGAATACTTCCGGGACGGCGCTGGGCTACGGAGCTATTGGTGCGCAAGCAGGCTTATCTTATGGTCAAAATGCGCAGAGCCCGCAGGCAATGCAGAACTACATGAACCCATACTTACAAGCGTCATTAGCGCCACAAGAAGCACTGTTACAGCAGCAGCAAGGGCAACAAGGAGCTGCAAACCAAGCGCAAGCTACCCAAGCTGGAGCTTTTGGGGGCAGCCGTATGGGTGTGCAAACGGGGCTGCAGAACGAAGCGAACCAACTGGCCATGAGTAACTTAGTGGGCCAAGGGTATAACACTGCGTTTAATACCGCGAATACCAATATGCAGCAAGCGGCAACGCTCGGTATGCAAGGCGCAGCGCAGGGTCAAGCAGGGGTATCTGGTGCGCAAAATGCGTCTAGTATTGGTAATCAATCTGCTACAGCGCTGGGAACTCTTGGCACACAGCAGTACGCACAGCAAACGGGGAATATCAATCTTCAGAATACTCTTGGCGCGCAGCAACAACAGTACCAGCAAAATCTGGACACTACTGGCTATACAAACTACCAGAATCAAATGCAGCTTCCGTATCAACAAATGGGCTTTATGAATAGCATAATGAATGGGCAGCCTACTGCGGGGACTTCTACAAGCGTATATCAAACACCTTCCCCCGTATCTGTTGCTGCCGGTTTGGGTACTGCGGCTGTTGGTGCTGCTAGTCTAGGTAAAGCTACTGGCGTTAAAAAAGGTGGGGCTATTAAAGCAAAGAAAATGGCGGTAGGTGGTTTGGCTGCGCTGGCATACTCGAAATTAGGATAAGGAACTATTATGGCTAACGCACCACAGCAGCAACCAGTCTCGTCATTAACAGCAGGCATGGCTGCACATATCCAGAATAACATCAACGGTATTCTGGGCAATCCTCACGATCCGAATCCAGGCCAGACGTTGCAGCATTACGTTAGCCAGTTTCAAGATGATCCAAGCCACTACACGCCAGTACTGGCGATGGCTTCCGCTACGCAAAATCATTTAGCTACTCAAAAGCAACTGTCTCAGCAACAACAGCAACAACCACCAGTAGCACAGCAGACTTTTAATAAGTTAGCGCCCCAAGCCGCACCACAGCAAGCGCCTCAAGCTATGCCGCAGCAAGCACCCCAGCAAGCACCACAAAGCTCTGGTATCGGTCAACTTCCTGCTGCAAATATGGAGAGTATGGCAGAGGGCGGTATTACTGGCTATTCAGGTTCCCAAGGTAGCTACGTCAACCCTGCACAAGAGTCAATGATGTCTGGTATTAGCGCAGACCAAGCGCTGCAATCGGGGTATTTAAATCCGCTTAACTCTTACGGTGCCAATGAGTCTCAAGGCTCCATTCAAGGCGTCCCCCTTAAAAAAGGTGGGGGAGTAAAGCACTTCGATGATGGGGGGCAAGTAAATGGTGTACGTCAACCGATGGGAATGAATGACCCTCTACGTATCGCTATGCAAAATATGGGCTATACAGGAGCGAGTACGCCTGACGCAGCAGGGACACAAGGTATTCCGATGTACCAAATGCCATTGAACCCCGCAGCAGAATTTAGGCAAGCAAGTGCAGGAAATGCCGCAGCACCACAGGCAACGCCGTCTGCACAACCAGCGCCAGCAACCGCGCAGGGCATCGGTAATCCGAATATGACATTGCAATCTACGCTAGGTCAAGGCGCTATTACGCCGCAATCTTTTATGGGGACGAGTCCCGCACCTACCCCACAGGACGCAGCTCCTGTATCCCCAGGAATTACAGCCCTCCCACAAGCTGCCGCTGCAAAGTTACCCGGCGCAGGTATCGCATCTTCTTTCGGTATGGACCCCGCTTCTTTTGCGGCTAAAGGTATGGCTGCGGCAACTGCACAGTATAAAAATCCTGAAGATGCACACTCGATGCAGGTATCTACACAGCTTTCAGAAATCCAAGATGCGATGAAGCAAGCCGGGGTAGACCCTACTATGTCAAAAAGCTTTGACCGCTTACAAGCAATGCAAGATAAGTCTGACGCTCTCTTGGACAAGAAACAAAGTCTTTCTATTATCAGCGCTGGCTTAGGTATGATTCAGCCTGGAAATCCTTGGGTAGCAATCGCGGCAGGGGCACAAAAAGGAACTAAAGAGTACAGCGATGCACTGGATCAGCATCAAGCCACAATGCAAAAGCTGGGGGAATCGCAAGTAGCCCTTGATGCAGCCCGAACCGCTATGCTTAATGGAAACGTTGGGCTCGCTGTTAAAAATCAAGAAGAGGCCCAGAACCGAAATCTGCAATACGTACAAAGCCAAGTGCAGGGGTATAACAAGCTTTACGGTGAAGGTATGGCAGCACAGATGCAACTTGAAGGACATAAACTTATGGCCGGAGCTACCATACAAGCAGAGCAAATGCGCTCACAAACACAGCTTGGTGTTGCGGGAATATATACCCAAGGTCGTTCAGATGTTGCGGGCCAACGCGTTGCGGGACAAGGTACTGTTGCTGGACAAAGAGCGTATGAAGACTTTGCTAAGAACTATCTTAAAACTCCCGGCGCTAATCCAGCGAATGTTATGGGTGCGGCCATCAGTGCGGGTATAATCCCTTCAGGGATGAGTCTTTCTCAAAGTCCTAATACCAATAACATGCGTACCTACTAAGGAAAATAAATGCCGTATTTGAATCTACCAGACGGAAGTTCGATGGAAGTTCCTGAAGGAGTATCGTTACAAGATGCCCTTCGTAATGCGGTACAAAAATATCCAGAAGCGTATGGAATGAAACCACCACCAGCCCCAGCAAAGTCAGGCATTATGGCCGCGCTGGGTTCGGGGTTTCAAAGTGGCTTAGGTGAGGCGGCATCGGGTATTGGTTCCGCAGTTGGCTTAGAAGGGCTTTCCACTTGGGGTCAAAGTCAGCAAGCTAAGGCACAGGCCGGATACAAGCCCACATCTGATGCCGATATTGCCGCAGCAGAAAAAGCTAACCCAGGTATCCTTGGTGGTTTAGGGACACGCTTTACGCAAGCCGCAGAGCCATATGCACAAGGTATGGGTAATATTGCAGGCCGTTATGGTGTTCCTACCCTTGCGGCAATTCCTGTGGGTATGGCGGCTGAAGCTGCGGCCCCTGTACTA